TAAAGAATAGACGTTCAGGTTTTTCTTTCATGAGTTCAGCTGAAACCGTTAATTTAGCTACATTAGCAAGTGATAGTAGATTTGGAGTCTTATCCAAAAGTGGTGGAGATGCTAAGAAGATGTTTACGGATAAAATAGTACCCATAAGTATTAATTACCCATTCTTCTTTAAACCCATTCAAGATGGTATGGATAGACCCAAAAGTGAACTAGCTTACCGTATTCCGGCTAAGAAATTCACTAGAAGGAAGATGAAGGAAACCGAAGAGGCTGACGACATGGAAGGCCTTGACACTACTATTGACTGGAAGAATACAGGAGACAATAGCTACGATGGTGAAAAGCTCTCCTTATTGGTCCACGATGAAAGTGGTAAATGGGAGAGACCTGATAATATCCTCAACAACTGGCGAGTTACAAAGACTTGCTTAAGACTTGGTGGTAGAATTATCGGTAAGTGTATGATGGGCTCTACAAGTAACGCTCTAGACAAGGGTGGTTTAAACTTCAAGAAGTTATACGGGGATTCACAGGTAAATAAAAGAAACAAGAATGGACAGACAAAATCTGGTTTATATTCTCTGTTTGTGCCAATGGAATGGAACTATGAAGGATTTATTGATGAGTTCGGAGTTCCAGTCTTTGACAATCCAAGCAATGATGTCCACGGACCAACTGGTGAATTAATAGACACTGGCGTTGTAGATTATTGGGAGAATGAAGTTGAAGGACTTAGAGAGGATCAAGATGGTCTAAATGAATTTTACAGACAATTCCCTAGGACAGAAGAGCACGCATTTAGAGATGAAACAAAGAATAGCTTATTCAATCTAGTTAAGATTTATGAGCAGATAGATTATAACGAAGGTAACAAGAGTTCCTCAGTATTAACCGCTGGAAACTTCCAATGGGAGAATGGGGTTAAAGATACTAAGGTTACTTTCAACCCTGATCCAAAGGGTAGGTTTAAAGTTAGCTGGGTTCCTGGGCAGAAGATGCAGAATAACGTTATAATAAAGAACGGTGTTAAGTGGCCAGGTAATGAACACATGGGTGCCTTCGGTTGTGATAGCTATGATATTAGTGGGACCGTTGACGAGAAAGGTTCTAAAGGAGCTTTACATGGGTTAACTAAGTTCAGTATGGAGGATGCACCAGCGAATACATTCTTCTTGGAGTATATTGCTAGACCTCAGACTGCTGAGATCTTCTTTGAGGACGTTCTAATGGCACTTGTATTCTACGGGATGCCAATACTCGCTGAGAACAATAAACCCCGCCTATTGTACTATTTACGTAGGAGAGGTTATAGAGGTTTTAGTATGAACAGACCGGACAAGATATGGAACAAGCTTTCCGTAACTGAAAAGGAAGTGGGTGGGATGCCTAATTCCAGTGAAGATATTAAGCAAGCTCACGCAGCTGCTATTGAAATGTACATCAACGACCATGTTGGTCACTTAGAAGATGGTACCTACGGTAGTGTTTACTTTGCTGACACGCTTAGTGATTGGAGTAGGTTTGATATAAATAAGAGAACAAAGTACGATGCAGCAATTAGCTCGGGTTTAGCTATAATGGCTTGCAATAGACACCTATATAGACCAAACCCAGAAGCAAAGAAACAAGCATTAAATTTAACTGTTTCTAGATATAGTAACACTGGATTTAATTCAAGAATAATTAAAAGTTAGATATGGCAGAGTCTGTTGTAAGAAATTTCCCCTCACAAGCTGTAGGGGATTTAGAGAAAGCGAGTCACGGGTATGGTATTAGAGTAGCTAAAGCTATAGAGCACGAGTGGTTCTCTGGTTCTACCTCTAAGTTCGATAACATGACTAACAACTTCCACAAATTAAGGTTGTATGCTAGGGGTGAACAACCAGTGCAGAAGTATAAGAATGAGTTGTCAATTAATGGTGACTTGTCCTACTTGAACTTAGACTGGAAACCCGTACCTATTATATCAAAATTCGTAGACATAGTAGTCAACGGAATGGCTCAGAGAGCTTATGATGTTAAAGCATTCTCTCAAGATTCTTACGGAGTAAGCAAGAGAACTAAATACATGGAATCCATAATTAGGGATATGAAATCTAAAGAGTTCAGCGATGCTGCACAATCTAGCTTGAATATGAACTTGTATGAGAACAATAAAGAAGATCTACCAGACACCGAAGAGGAATTGGCTCTGCACATGCAACTTGATTACAAGCAAGCGATTGAGCTAGCTGAAGAGCAGGCTATAAACGTGTTGATGGAGGGTTGTAAGTTTGATTTAACTAGGAGGCGTTCTATATATGACTTAGTCACTATAGGGATAGGTGCTACTAAAACCACTTTCGATTATAGTGAAGGAGCAAAAGCTCAGTACGTTGACCCAGCTAATTTAATATACTCATACACTGAGTCACCTTATTTTGATGATATATACTATATCGGTGAAGTGAAAGAAATTCCAGTCAACGAACTGGTTAAGGAGTTCCCAAACCTCGGAGAGGAACAAATTAAAGATATAGTAGAAAACTCCGGGACTGGGCACAACGGTAGGTCTAGTTCGGATAAAAACAAAGTATCTATATTATACTTCAATTATAAGACACATGCTAACGATGTTTACAAGTTAAAGGAAACAGGGACAGGCTCTCAGAAGACTATAATTAAAGATGACACCTTTAACCCGCCAGTAGATCTGGAAGGGAATTTCAGTAAGCTAGAGAGGGTAACAGAATGCTTATATGAAGGGGTTTTAGTTTTAGGTACAAATAAGCTACTCAAATGGGAGATGGCTAAAAATATGATGCGTACCAAGTCTAACTTTACTAAGGTTAAAATGAATTACAGTATCGTTGCACCTAGGATGTACAACGGTAAGATCGAATCTATGGTCAGTAGAATTACAGGCTTCGCTGACATGATCCAGCTTACGCACTTAAAACTGCAGCAAGTAATGTCTAGGATGGTGCCGGATGGGGTTTATTTAGATGCTGATGGTTTAGCTGAGATAGATTTAGGTAATGGAACTAATTACTCACCTCAGGAAGCTTTAAACATGTTCTTCCAAACTGGTTCAGTTATAGGTAGATCATTCACTTCAGAGGGAGATCCTAACCCAGGTAAAATACCAATCCAGCAAATCCAAAACGGTGGTGGTGGTAATAAGATTCAGAGTCTTATAACTACATACAATTACTACCTTCAGATGATACGTGATGTAACTGGTTTAAATGAAGCAAGAGATGCTTCTACTCCAGATAAGAATTCATTGGTAGGTATTCAAAAACTAGCAGCAGCCAATTCAAACGTAGCAACAAGACACATATTACAGTCTATGCTGTTGTTGACATCAGAGACAGCTGAGGCTTTATCGCTTAGAATATCAGACATCGTAGAGTACTCCCCAACTAGAGAGGCTTTTATCCAATCTATTGGAGCGCATAACGTAGCCACACTTGAGGAGATAAAAGACTTACACTTATATGATTTCGGTATATTTATTGAGCTGTTACCCGATGACGAAGAAAAGCAGATCTTAGAGCAGAACATTCAAATGGCCTTAGGCCAGAAGATGATAGACTTAGATGATGCTATAGATTTGAGAGACGTTAGGAATATAAAGCTAGCCAATCAGTTACTTAAGATCAAGAGAAAGAAGAAAGCCGAGAGAGATCAAAAGGAACAGCAGGAAAATATTAAAGCTCAATCTGATGCTAACATACAAGCCCAACAAGCAGCGGCACAAGCTGAGACTCAGAAGGAGCAAGCTAAAGCTGAGATAGAGAGTAGGTTAGAAGAGACTAAGAATGAATTGAAAATGGCTTACCTTGATAAGGAAGCCGCAGTTAAGAAGGATTTAATGAATCACGAATTCGAGTTAAATATTAGGCTTAATGGTCTAGAGAACGAGACATTAAATAATAGAGAGAGTCAGAGAGAGGATCGTAAAGATGAGAGAGTGGACAGGCAAGCAGCACACCAAGATCGAGCTGCTGATAAAAAGAATTCAGGTGAATCACTTAAAAAGTTTGAGTCATCAGGTAATGATATAATCGGTGGAGGACTAGGATTAGATAAGTTCACTCCAAGATAGTTTTTAATTTTATAGTATTTTATTATGGTAGAAGAAGAACAAGCACCTAACACAGTCGACGATGATGTGACTAAAGTTAAGGTCAGTGCCCAACCAGTCGATGATGGTATTACTAGAGTAGACCTCAGTAAGTCAAACGAGCCGGTTGAGGAATTAGTAGAAGTGGTGGAAGAGGCCGTAGGGGATATTGTCACTGAAATACCTACTATAGAGGAGATAACTGGAGAAGACACCCCAGTGGTAGAAGAAGTTGTTATTAACGAAGTAACCGAAGCACCTATACCAGTAGTTAGCTTACCAGATAATATACAAAAACTGGTTGACTTCATGGAGGATACTGGTGGTGATTTAAGTGACTACGTTAAGTTGAATGCAGATACATCCAAGTTAGACAACTCAGAAGTACTAGACCAATACTACAAGGCTACTAAACCACATCTATCTGCAGACGAACGTAATTTCTTGTTAGAGGACAAGTTTGGGTTTGACGAAGACGTAGATGAAGAGAGATCAATTAAAGGAAAGAAAATCGCTTTAAAAGAGCAAGTTGCTGAAGCGAGAGCCTATATAGACGGGCAAAAGTCTAAATACTATGAAGATATTAAAGCTGGTAGCAAGCTCACTAATGAGCAGCAGGAAGCAATTAATTTCTTCGATCGATACAACAAGGAATCAAAAGAGACTAGTAACCATACTAAGTCCCAGAAAGAGTTCTTTAAACAAAAGACTGAAACTGTCTTCAACGATGACTTCAAAGGTTTTGAATACAACGTAGGGGATAAGAAGTTTAGGTTCAATGTAAAGAACGTTAATGATGTCAAGGAGGAGCAAGGCGATATCGGTAACTTCGTTCAAAAGTTTTTGGATAAAGATAACAAGATGAATGATGCCAAGGGATACCACAAGTCGTTATTTACAGCAAACAATCCAGATGCAATTGCTCAGCATTTCTACGAGCAAGGGAAAGCGGACGCGATTAAAGAAACTGTAGCTAAAGGCAAAAATATTGACGTTAACTCTAGGGGTACACATAGTGATCAACAAATTGGTGGTACTAAGTTCAAGGTGTTAGGTGATAGTTCTGATGACTTCAAGTTTAAGATCAAAAAAAGAAAATAAATTAACTTTAAATTAGAAAATTATGGCTGTTACAGGTGCATATGTTCCAGCTCCGGCTGCGAGCAAACAATTATTGGCTAGTGCTTATCTAGACTTTACAGGTACTACGGATACTACGTGGGCCCAACAATACGTTCCAGACTTAATGGAGAAGGAAGCTGAAGTGTTCGGTAATAGAACAATGTCAGGGTTCTTATCAAAAGTAGGCGCTGAAGAATCAATGGCTGCAGATCAAGTAGTTTGGTCTGAACAAGGTCGTTTACACTTATCTTACGGTGTTACTGTAGGTGGTTCTGGTACTACTATTACTGTAGTGTCTGATGCTGACGGTACATTAGGTACAAATCACGGTATGAGAGCCGGTGATATGGTTATGGTTGCTGATGCGGATTGCACTGTTAAGTGTTACGTTATCTCTGTAACTGCTACCTCGGCTACAGTTAAGCCTTATACTCAAGCAAATCTAAATACTATACCGTCTGGTGGTAGTGGTATTGCTGATGGTACTGGTGCTAAAGCTTTAGTATTTGGTTCTGAATATGTTAAAGGTTCTGTTGGAAGAAACGAAGTAAACCAACCAGGTTTTAAATCTTTCAGCAACAACCCTATCATAGTTAAAGATAAGTACGAAGTATCTGGATCAGATGCATCTGCTATCGGATGGGTTGAAGTTTCTGGTGAAGAAGGTCAAAACGGGTACTTATGGTACTTAAAAGCTTCTGGTGATACTAAAGCTCGTTTTAGCGACTACTTAGAAATGGTTTGTCTTGAAGCTGAAAAAGCTACAGGTACTGCTCCAGTTTCTACACAGGCTGACGCTACTGGTTCTGTTAAAGGAACTGAAGGTTTATTTGCCGCTGTTAGGTCTAGAGGTAATATATCTACGGGTATTGCTGGTACTGAAGCTGCATCTGACTTAGGAGAGTTTGACGACATCCTTAAGGAGTTTGATAGAAATGGTGCTATCGAAGAGAACATGATGTTCTTGAATAGAGATGCAGCATTAGCTGTTGATGATATGTTAGCTGGGATGAACAACCACGGAGCCGCTGGAGGTACTTCTTACGGAGTGTTCGATAACGACTCTGATATGGCTTTAAATTTAGGTTTCTCAGGATTCCGTAGAGGTTCTTATGACTTCTACAAGTCTGACTGGAAATACCTAAATGATGCTTCTACTAGAGGTATGATAAACACTGAAGACGTAGCTAACGGCATTAGGGGTATGTTTGTACCCGCAGGTGTTTCTTCTGTATACGATCAAAACTTAGGGAAGAACTTGAAACGTCCTTTCTTACATGTTCGCTACAGAGCTTCAAATACTGAATCTCGTAAGTACAAGACTTGGGTTACTGGTTCTGTTGGAGCTGTAACATCTGACTTGGATGCGATGGAGATCAACTACTTATCTGAAAGATGTTTAGTTGTTCAAGGTGCTAACAACTTCATGTTGTTACAATAGTGATTAATTAATGGTTGGGGTTTCGGCTCCAACCATTTTTATTTAAACTTTTATATTATATTATATTATGGCAAAAAAGAAAGTAACCACCAAGGAAGAAGTGGTGGAGGAGATTACGATTCCAGTGTTAGAAACTGTGAGTTATAAGAAAATACCTGAGGTTGCTAAAAAACCTACATGGGAGATCAAAGCAAGGAACTATGCTTTAACAAACAATGATAGTCCTCTAAGTAAGTCAATCAGAACTTCTGGTGTATTCTACTTCGACGAAGAAGTGGGCTACGAAAGAGAACTTAGGGTTACTAAAAATCAACGCACACCATTCGTTGATGAATTCAAAGGTACTGTAATGCCTGAAAGCGTTATATTTAGACACGGTATACTACACGTGCCTAAGGAAAAACAGATACTACAAAAGATATTATCAGTCTACCACCCGCACAAAGGCAGGTTGTTCTACGAGGTTGACGAGGTCGAAATCGCTATAACACATTTAGATGCTCTTGAAGTAGAATTAGAAGCTATGAATGTAGCCGCTAATTTAGATATAGATATGGCTGAAGCTGTTATGCGTACAGAGATTGGATCTAAGGTATCAGAGATGAGTTCTAAAGAACTTAAAAGAGATTTGTTATTGTATGCTAAAAGAAACCCGTACCTACTGTTAGAATTAGTGAATGATGATAACATCCACTTGAGGAATGTAGGTATAAAAGCTACAGAGCTTAGTATCATAAAACTATCCTCCGATAATAGAGCTTTTCTATGGGGCTCTAATGACAGGAAGTTAATGACCGTCCCGTTTGATGAACACCCATACTCAGCTCTTGCCTCTTGGTTTAAGACTGACGAAGGTATGGAGGTTTTAAACTCAATCGAGAAACGATTAAACTAATATAGTTAGTTACAACACTGATAGCCACTCTTAACCGGGTGGCTATTTTTGTTTCCGATAGTAACATATCACTATCTTATGTGATTATATTATTGTAAAATAATAGCATAAAGTAAGGAAAAATGGCGATAAGCATAGATACAGTATATCAAAGGGTTTTAGCTCTAGCTAATAAAGAACAGAGAGGTTATATAACACCTCAGGAGTTTAACTTGTTAGCGGGCAAGGCTCAGCTAGACATTTTTAACCAATACTTCCACGATTATAAAACGGCTATACTCAGTCCAGGTAATCAAACGAAATCGAGCGATGATGCTGACTTAATTAGGGAGAAGATCTCGTTACATAGAAAATATGGTGTGTTCAATACTGACGCATTCGGAGTGGGAGTGTTATCTAATCAAGTACACTGGTTAGAGTCTATATATAAAGCTAGTAACACTAATAGGGTTGTAGAGATAACTATGGATTCAGCTTCCCTAGAAGTTAATTCAACTATAAGTATACCTATGTTTGGTGCTTCAGCCCCGTTAATGGCTGCTATTCAAATGAATTTCAACGTAGCTTTTCAGACTACAACACCCCCTGCAGCTGGTAACGAAACTATAATTGTCGTGCTAACGGAGACAGAAACCAATGCGTCTATAGCATTAAAATTCGCTCATGCCTTAAACACTTTTAGTTCCTTCCATTCAGCCACTGTTAACGGTGGCACTGTAACAGTAACCTACTTACAGGATATAGATTGGACTATATCTGAGAGTGTAGAACACAACGCAGGTGTAGTAGTCACTGTGTTAACTGAGGGAGAGCCATCTAGCCATGTTGTGTATGAGGAAGTCAGCTTAGAAGACTCTCATTACATAAGATCAAACAAAAAGTTAAGTCCAACTAAATCCTCTAGGGGTGTATTCTATAAGAATGGTGGAGGTACGTTAGGTAATGGCATGAAAGTCAGTGTAATACCAAACCCCGGTGTAGCCACTTTAGGTTGTAACTTTATCAAGAAGCTTAATAACCCAAGCTGGGGCTATATAGTTGTAGGCGAGAAAGCTCTATACAACCCAAGTAATTCAACAGACTTTGGATTGCACCCAGCAGAGGAAAGTAACTTGACGAATAAAATATTAGAACTTGCAGGTATTGTTGTGAACAAACCAGGTTTATCTGAGGTTATACTTAGGAATCAAGCAGTTAAAGAAGCTAAAGAAAATAGATAATTATGGGATTACTAAATGGAATAACACATAAAGCGTATAACGATACCATTGGCAATAAGGGGAATTACCAGTTTGTAACCTTAGACGATATTATAAGTTCGTTCATGGTAGTGTACGTGGGTGAGGGTAAATTGATAAGTAAAGTCAGTAGAACCGATATACAATTTCATGGGATGAGAGCTATACAGGAATTATCATACGATGTTCTCAAGTCTCATAAAGCTTATGAAATAGAAGTACCACCAAGCTTAGTAATGTATCTTCCACAGGACTATGTCAACTATACTAAGGTAGTCAGAGTTGATAGTAGCGGTGTTGAAAACCCTCTATACCCTACGGGTAAAACATCAAACCCCTTCCCTATAGCTCAAAACCCCTCTGGAACTTACCAATGGACTTATGAAAACATATACGGGAGTTTGGATTATGGTGGTGCTGAAACAGCTGTTAGCCCATACACTTCAAGTACACGTAGCAATTACAACACCTTGGGGTCGACTAACGGAACCCAAGCTTCAGATAGTGAGGGTGGAAGGTACGGCTTAGACCCTCAGCACGCTCAGGATAATGGAACTTTCTACATAGATATTGCCACTGGGTTTATACACTTCGGAGCATCTCTAGTCGGTGAAACTGTTACGCTCAAATACATCAGTGATGGTTTAGGTACTGATGAGGAGATGGTTGTCCACAAGTTTGCAGAGGAAGCTGTATACAAACATATCATGTACGGTGTATTATCAGGTAGGTCAGGTGTCTCAGAGAATGTAATAGCTAGATACAAGAAAGAGAAGTTCGCAGAAACTAGGAAAGCTAAGATTAGACTATCCAATATTAAAATGGAAGAGTTCACTCAAGTGCTAAAAGGTCTTAGTAAACCAATTAAGTAATAGTTTATGTCAGAGATAAAACACACGTTTCAAGCTGGGAAGATGAACAAGGATCTCGATGAGAGACTAGTTCCTCAAGGAGAGTATAGGGACGCTTTAAATATAGAAGTTAGAACATCGGACGGTGGGGACGCTGGTACTGCTCAGACTTCCTATGGAACTATAGAAAGGTTAGCTTCGACTGAATTGGAGTTAACAAACTCTTGGGCTCCTTATAGTACCACTATGGTTGGTTCTGTCGCTGACGAGAAAGCTGATAAAGCTTATTTCTTTTTAGCGTCACCACCAGTATGGACTAAGGAAGAACTCTTTACTAACGCTGATATAACAGAGTTAAAGATCTTCAAAGACTTAATCATACAATACGATACTGTTACTAAGTCAACTAAACCTGTTGTTGTAGATATATTTGAAGTGCATAACACTCATTCTAATCTGGGTAGCCCAGCGGGTAATGTAGCTGGGTTTACTTCGCTAACTTTAACTGCAGGTGTTACTAACACTCTTAGACCTGGAATGGCTGTACAGGCTTACAACACTGGTGGCACGTCTTTGATGAGTGTATCCACCGATACTTTCCTAGCTGGTGATCCTATTATACGGAAGGTAGTTGGTAACATTATATATTTTGATAGAGTAGTAGCCACTGCTTTAACCACCGCTTTGTATTGGAAGTTCATAGCGCCTAAAACACTGAACTTCAGTAGAAACACAGTCACTGAGAAGAAGTCGATTACTGGTATAAACATAATAGATAACTTTCTATTCTGGACTGATAACTTCTCTGAGCCAAAGAAAATAAATATAGATAGATGCATAGCTGGTACTCCTAGTTTTAGCTTGCATTCTAATTTAATGATCACCAGCCCAGAGTCAGCTTTAGATACCTTAGTAAACATCAACACTATAGATATTGGTAACCACGGCGATCTCAAGGAGGAACATATAACAGTAATAAGAAGAGCACCAAGAGTCGCTCCTAAATTATTGATGTCAAGCTCAAAAAGGAGCGGTGATATAACCGGTAGCTGCACTCAAGTTTTTGCTGACGGTAACGGGCCATTATTGGCTTCTACTCTAGTATCTAATGTATCTATATCTGGCGGTGTTTTTCAGGTTGGTGATGTACTAATATTGGAGAACGCGGATACTTTAGGTGAACTATCAGTAATTAGGTGTGTAGTAGAGGTGGCAGATACTGCACTTGGTTTGTATCAACTTAAAATAGAAAGCATACCCACTACCCTGGTTAACACTCAGGAGGTTTGGACTATAGAGCTAGAACAACCTAAACCTATATTTGAATTAAAACTAGGTAGGTTTGGTTATAGATATAAGTACCAAGATGGGGAATTCTCATCTTTTGCTCCTTGGTCTGAGTTAGCGTTTCTACCTGGAGAATTTGATTACGTACCAAAGAAGGGTTACAACCTAGGTATGGTGAATAACTTGAGGGATTTAAAGATCACTGATTTTGTGGTTGAGGATTCACTGAGACCCGATGACGTGATCAGTGTAGACATTCTATACAAAGATACTTCATCGCCTAACGTATACGTAGTTAAGACTATCGAACGTGGTAAAGATCCTGAGTGGGACGAGAGTGCTGCAACTGGCTCTAGTGGTATATTGGAGATAACCTCTGATATGATACATAAAGCTCTACCCTCGTCTCAGCTCCTTAGAGCTTGGGATAACGTACCTAGAAAAGCTGTAGCTCAAGAGGTTACTGGTAATAGAGTCTTATACGGAAACTACTTACAGAACTATAACGTACCCAACCCCGTTGCTGTAATACAAAGACGTGTAACAAAAGCTCATGGAGATAACCTACTACCTGAAGCTTCGGTGAAGTCTATTAGGAAGTATAAATTAGGTATAGTATTCGGGGATAAGCAAGGTAGGGAAACACCTGTTATATCTGCCGGAGCAGTGACTAAAGACGGACACATAACGACTAGTGACGTCAATGTAGAAAAGAAATATGCACACGAAACAAATAAGTTAAGTGCTCAGCAAGATTGGAATTCACCTATAGAGGGTTGGATGGATTACTACAAGTACTATATAAAAGAAACTACTAACGAGTACTACAACCTTGCAATGGATAGGTGGTACGATTCTGAAGATGGTAACATATGGTTGTCGTTTCAATCTGCGGATAGGAACAAGCTAGATGAGGACACATACATAATACTAAAGAACAGACATGGTAGTCAAGACCCTGTACTAGATGAAGCTAGGTATAAAATATTAGCTATAGAAAATGAAGCGCCTGACTACATTAAGACCACAGCCAAGATACTTGGTAGCTTAAACATAAGTGAAATATCTAGCATAAGCACTACTAATGTCATAGAGTTCCCGGGTACGGCATGGGATGCTGCATTCAGTGATATAAAATTCAAAGGCATAGGTTGGGCTAGAATAAAAGGGGTTGCTAGTGGTCAAGTAATGTATTCCGCATGGGCTAGAATATCTAGACTTAACGATAGTGCTCACGAAGTAACGTTAGTAGATCCGATAGGTGAATCAGCAGATATGACAAGCACGTTGGGAACTTCTGGGGTAGAGTATAGGTTAGAAATAAAGGATGCTGTAGTAGAGAATAGACCAGAGTTTGATGGTAAGTACTTCGTTAAGATATACAAAGACGGGGTGTTGACTTCTAACGTATTGGGAGAGAGTGGTGATAGTATTACATACATAACTAAAGACACTTTCAAGCACGCTTACATTCAAACAGCAGGTACCAACCCAGCAGTGAACGGACCTTTCTCTGGGAACTCGTGGACCTCAGGTTATGGATTTAACTCCGGTAATGTATTCAATAATTTCGCTAAATGTGGGCACGACACGGAATCTAAGGACTTCTGGGCAGGGCATGGTAGTAATGGCTTTAGTAGCCCTTGGTACTTGGATAGAACCCGTGACAGAACCAATAACTCTGCAAATACGTGGAAACCTGGGTTGCATCAGAATACGGGGATTACTAATTATAGCGGTATGAGTTTCTCTATTAGAAGAGAGAATTTTGGTAGTGGTAACACCTTACTTTTCAGAACCAAGATGAGTACTCCCGGTACTTTATTTAGGTTTGCTACAGACCCCAACAATAGGGTGTATGAAGTTAAATCAGGTAGTGGTGGTGAGATTAAAAGTTATACCTACACTAGGTTGACCGGACTCGGGGCTTGTATAACCCCGCAAGACTGGGGGTCTTCACATAAAAGAACCTTCACTGTTAAGTTTGCTTGGATAGAAGATAGTGGCATTGGGCTAGATATTAATGACTTCGATCCTCGAGGTGCTTTAGCACATGATGGAACTACCACTGCCAGTATACACATAGTGGAGCCGATGTTTAATTCATCTGAAAGCATAATAGTTGACCAGGGTAATGCCATATGGGAAACTGAACCTAAAGAAGATGTAGGGTTGGACTTGTACTACGAAGCCACCAACTCTTTACCTATGAGGTTAACTGAAGCTAATAACGAATCATTTGCCCCAGTCGGATCTGTTATAGAGATAGTTAGAGATGGCTTAGTGGTTAGCAATATAGTTGCTACGTACTTAGTAGTTAAGACCATGGTGAGAGATGTAGTATCGCTTAGAGAATCTACCAGCACAGGTACTTATACCTTCAATGTGTTGGTAGGTGATACCATTAGGTTTATACATGCGGATGGTGCTATAACCGAGTCTACCGTTGTGGATTACATGACTACCTATGACACAGAGGATAATGATTACGAAATATCTGCATCACAAACGCCCTATCTTAGATTGGATAACGAACTGTATAAGTATAAAACTCAATTACCTTGGTACAATTGCTACTCATTTGGTAATGGCTTAGAGTCTGATAGAATAAGAGATGACTATAACGCACCAACAATAGACAATGGAGTAAAAGTATCCACAACTCTAGATGACTATGGGCAAGAGAGGAGATCAAGTGGTTTAATATATTCTGGTATATACAACTCAACTAGCGGGACTAACAACCTCAATGAGTTTAACATGGCAGAGAGCATCACTAAGGACCTTAATCCTACTTATGGATCTATACAAGCATTAAAAAGTAGAGACACAAATGTAGTAGCTTTCTGTGAAGACAAAGTGTTGAAGATACTAGCTAACAAGGATGCATTATTTAACGCTGATGGAAGTTCTAATGTGACGGCTTCTTCAAACGTATTAGGAGATGCGTCTGGTTTTGCCGGCGATTATGGAATATCTAAAAACCCAGAATCACTAGCGTTAGATAACTTCAGGATGTATTTTTCAGATAAACAAAGAGGAGTTATAATTAGGTTATCTCAAGATGGGTTAACACCTGTTTCAGCCGCAGGTATGACTACTTGGTTTAGGGACAACTTAAAAGAGACCCACGAAATCGTTGGTACTTATGATGAAATAAAAGGGGAGTATAATGCCACCTTGAGGTATGTACCAGCAGTCTACGATAGACATAGTGTGCTGGAACCTAAAACTCCAGATACCACGGTTTCCTTTAGCGAGAAAACTAAAGGTTGGACCAGCTTCAAGTCATTCACACCTCAAACAGGTTTGTCCATAAATGGGGAATACTTAACAGCCAAAGACGGTGGATTGTGGTCTCACTACGACAAGACTACACCAGCCAATTTAATATATGGAGTCCATTACGATTCCACTATCGATGTGCTATTTAATGACAACCCTGGTAGTGTTAAGAGCTTTGGCTCTATGAACTACGAAGGTACACAAGCTAAAGTATCAGTAAATACTGGTGATGGAGAATATTATAACCTAGTAGAAAAGAAGGGTTGGCACGTAACCTCTTTCACTACGGACCTACAAGAAGGGCTTGTACCTGAGTTTATAAATAAAGAAGGAAAGTGGTTTAACCATATATTTGGTGAGACGACTACATTGAAAAACCTAGATACCAGCGAGTTCTCTGTACAAGGTATAGGTACGGTAACCTCAGTGGTGCCACCAGAACAAACAGAGTTCACAATAACAATTCAAAACGGAGAATAATGGCATTAACTGATTGCACAATAACCTCATCCGTATCTACGCATGCGGGTGGGACCGCAGGGATCACCAACCACACTTTAACTATAACACCCAATGTTGGGTTTTCAGTTGACAAAACCGCTGGTGGTTTCACTGTTGGTGCGTTACCCAATGGGGTGTTAAGTATAGTACTAACCGATGTTGGTACTCCTGGTGATGTTGCTAATACTATACTAGTAACAGTGGATTTCACTGACACTTTTGTAATGCCATCAGCTAACACCTTGTTTGAGCTAGATATATCGGGTAAAGCTATACCGTTACTAGATACTATAGATATTCAAATAGCCTTGGTTCACCCATTTGACGGTGCACCAAACGCTACTATAGGTTTGGTAGCAGCTGATGGTATAAGTATCGCTAATTATGCCACAGCAACACCTCACGTGTCGTACATGTATGGTACTATACTTAATAATGTGTCTACAAAGGTAGCTACAGTTACAATGACAGCTGACAGTACTACTTACACAACTGCATTAGGTGGTTGGGCATTGACAAATACTCCTTTCATATATCCATTGTCTAGCGCTTGGACTGATAGTTTTGATAAGTTTGATTGGATCTTTGTTAGTGAGACTGTTGTTAATGGTTTTACTACTAGTATAGTTTTCGATTTATTCTTTAAGGATATTGTGAGTCACAGTACTCCACTGCAAGCTGGAGAGGTTGTTAATGGTAGGTCTACACATTTAGATGTAACGCCAAAGGAGTTAGGTCCAGATCCAGGTTTAACTATTGACTCCGTTGAGTTTGGTGATTCAACAAATTCAGGTGATACTATACCAGGTGGTGGGGTATATCCTCCGGATGATTCAATAGAGGTTAACATAAATGGTAGTGTAGGCAGTACTTTTACCATTGGTTTTGCAGAGACAACTACTAGTGGTGGAACCGGAGTTGTAACTGGAGTTCCGGACCAAGTTTTAGACGACGAAAATGTATTGCAGGACGTTGTTCAAGTAATACCAGCAGGGGGTACAATAACTTACAACTTCACGATACCATCAACTGTCACTGTAAAAGAGTTCACTATGACTATAGTAGCAGGTGATGCGAATACGACTGTTAATTCTGTGTTAGCATCTAAAGTCTATACTCAAAGGCCAGACCCAGTGATAGATATAAGAGCTAGCAAGCCTAGTGGGTGGACTACGGTTTCAGCTATAAAGGACAGTATTGTATCAACTGGTAAACCTGGTATTTATGCAGAGGAATTACGATGGAAGGCTGATAGTATGTTGGGCTTGGATTTTGAACTAAAATTCGTTGGCTCTGGTGCATTTGCTGTAGCTAAACCAACTCCAGGTTCTGGCGACTTTGCCACAACTGGAGGTAGTGACACGGTTGTAGGTTTAACAAACCTAACAGCTACTATATCATCAGATGGCACTCACGCTTATATACGTGGTACTATAACGGCTGATAAATTTGGTTTAACTAGTTCGACTAGGACTATACCATTAGATACTTTATTCACATACACAGCACCGCAACCTTAGAAAATAAAACATGGCAGATATAACATTAACATTCTCTAACGAGATAAACATCTCAGTTCAAGTAGGTGACATTGCTTATTACTGTACTCCGATTGTAGACGGTAGTGGGTTTAATACTTCTAATCAATCAAGCATAACAGAGATAGGACCTATAAGTTCTATAACAGGTTTGGTTATAGTTTGTGATATGGCTTTAACTACTGTACCACCAACAGCCAACGACTTTATACTATTCAGTAAAGATAATAAAGTGAATGCTAGCTCTCTATTAGGATATTATGGCTTAGCTAAGTTTAAGAACGATTCCACTGTTAAGAGTGAGATGTTTGCTACTGCTTGTGATGTATTCGAGAGTAGTAAATAAAGGTTTAAGACTGTGATTATATATGAGTAAATTAAATACAACCAAATGAACCTACCAGTATTAAATACCAGAGAGAAAATACAGACATTACAAGAGACTCTATTGGCTAACGCTAATGGTTTTGATATAGTGACAGAGCAAGACACCCACTTATTCCCACTGAAGCATTCTTTTGCTGATGGTATATACGTGAGGCAAATGTTCATGGGTAAAGATACCGTAGTAGTGGGAGCAATACACAACCACTTACATGTGTGGTTCTTACTAGCTGGAGAGATAACTGTAGCAACTGAAGAAGTCAGTGAGACTTATGTTGGACCGTGCTATGTAGTGTCTACACCAGGTACTAAAAGAGTTATATATGCTAATGAGGACTCAGTCTTCGTTAACGTACATAAGAACCCAACTAATTGCGAAGACATCGGGATGTTAGAAAAGGAGATAGTCTCAGCTACATTCGAGGAATACGAAGAGTATATAAATAAAACAGACAAGATATGAGTTTTTTAGTAGCAGGAGCCTTAGTTGTTAGTGCCGGTATAGGTATAGCTAAAGCTGTATCATCTAATAAGAAAGAAAAGGAAGCTAACCGTAAGGCTGAGAAAGCTAGAGCGGAAATGGACAAAAGGAAGGATGCCTTCGAAGGGTTAGATACTAGTAACCCATTCTTAAATATGGAGAATACCGCTGAGGACCTAACGATCAACCAGAAAGGCATGGAGCTTCAAAACCAGCAAAACCAACAATCACAAGCTAATATACTGGGTGGGTTGAAACAACAAGCAGGTGGTTCAGGTGTTGCAGCATTAGCTCAGCAGATGGCTAACTCAGGTCAATTAGCTTCTCAGAAATCAGCAGCAATGATCGGAGATCAAGAAGCGGCTAACCAGAAGTTAAAAGTAGCAGAGGCTAGCAAGATTCAAGGTAAGGAGAGAGAGGGTGAGATGAAGTCTAGAGAAATGGAGAGGAACAAGCAATCAACATTGTTAGGTATGTCTCAAGGTGAGGTACAAGGCTTCACTGAGCAAGCGGCTGGATATGAGGCGGCTAAGTGGGATGGTATATCCCAAGTAGGTGATGCGGCTGGGGCAGCAGCTTCAGATAGACGTATGAAGAAGAATATAGTTAGTATAGGTAGATCAGATAGTGGTTTAACCATTTATAGCTTCGAGTATAAAGATACAATCTATGGTGAGGGAACTTACCAGGGAGTTATGTCAGATGAAGTACCAAAAGAAGCTGTAGTTAAAATGGGTGGCTACGATGCCGTTGATTATAGTATGTTGGACGTAGAATTTAAAAGAATATAAAATGGGTGCAGATGCAACGTTAGTTCAAGGAGCGTATAACGCAAACAAGTATGCCAAGTCAGGTGTTGACGCAGCGTTTAGACGTTTCGGTGATTCCCTGAACGATGGTATTGGAAAGTTAAAAAGTAAGAAAGATTCTGATGCTGCAGAAGCTGAAGCTGAAGAACCTACTGTTAGCGAGAAAGAGAAAGCTAAGGAGGAAAGTAAGAAAGCTTCTCTAGATGTTATCGATGAGAATGCTGCCAAGGTAGAGAATGAACCTGGGTTGAACCACCCTGGTGATCAAAAGTTAATCAGGGACCAAGCAGAGTCTTGGCGTTCGGAATACGTTAATGCTACACCTGCTCAAAGGAAAGCTCTGATGAGTGACTTAGATGCTACAGCTAAAACTGCTGGTGAATTTGTTAATCTCAAGAGTGAGTTTGCAGCAGACTGGAATACTAGAAATATAGCTGGTGGTAAGTCGGGTGAAGGTTTATCAGCTAGCATTAGTACCGCTGACGAAGAGTTCATTGGTAAACTGATGGATCCAGCTAACTCCGATCTTGTGGAGAACAGAACTACAGATGAGGAGGGAAAGGTAACAGTTGAATATGGTATCATAGGTAAGGATGGTAACTTCATGTCCTCTACCCAAGCTCAGACATATTTAGATGGGCTGAGAGTGGATCATACTAGTTTGAACAAGATTAAGGATTACCGTGATGCGGCTAAGTCTACTGTGGATACGGCTGATGAAAACACCCCCTTCGATAGAGATAGTGTAGGTAGAGACATAAACGAAGTTGTACGTAACGGGAATATAAGATCACTAATGTACGACAACCAGTTTGGTAATACATCATTCATGGAAGATCTACAGGAAGGGACTTTGGCTAATCCGCTAACTTACACTCAGCTAGGCATGGACGAATACACGGCTAAGAAGTACGACAACAACAACGATGGTAAACTAAACGGGGGTGATAACTTAAGTAAAGCTGACATGGATGGTATACTAGATTATTTCGCTAACTCTGACGATACATTAAAGCTAAGAGAAGGTATGGTAAAAGATTACTATACCGCACACGTAGAGAACCAATGGAATAAAGCATATAAAGCTAAACATGGTAAACCCTTCGGGCAACCTGTAGTAGCTGAGAATAAAATAACACCTGGAGGTGTAGTGAATAAAGTTGATGGTAAACAAGTGTGGACACCAGAAGCGTAATAACCATATAGTAATAATAACGGGTAACTAACGAAACAGTAATGGTAGAATACTTATTAGACGGAGAGTCTTTATGGACCTCAATTGAGAATGAAGAAGCTTTCAAGGAAGCTAACCCAGAGGCAACATTAGCCCCTGCTAAAGAAGAAGTTAAAACCCCCGCTAAGGAGGTAAAGATGGATGGCGATGCAAAGAGTGTGGATGCGGAGTCGAAAACAACAGACACTACTCCAGGGAGTACGGATTCAGATTCGGAACCTACTTCCTTGGCTTCAGGAAAGCATGATTGGCTTAACTACAACACTAGACAAGGTGTTAGTAATAAGCCTTTCTTTGATTCTAAGGAAGAGGTTGCTGTAGTCCAGTTAAAGGAGAAGTATCCTGGATTTAAGTTTGAAGAGAGTAACAGTATGAGCTTAGGCTTCAATGTTGTTACTATAACTGGACCTAATGGAGCTAAGAAAGAGATTGAGTTTAACGTGGGTGGTAGTCAGATGAAGCCTGAGATAGTTGAGAGTCACTATGAGCAAGCTTATAATGACTTAACTAGTTTCATAGACACTAACTCTACGAGTGAGACTGATGCAGCTCATATCAAGGCTAGTAAAGCAAGGATTGAAGAATACAAGAAGTACAATGAGAACATGAAGTACACTCCTGAGCAAGAGATTGCAGCGCAGGAAGAGTATAGTAGTGAGGATTTGTTTAAGGAATACGAGGAAGAGGTTACTGCCTATCATGGCAGCGGAATGGATGGTAAGTATGCACCTAAAATGCCATCGACCACTAAGACGATTAAACCATACGAAGAAGAGTTAGAACAAGCTAAAGCTGCTTTAATAAGAAGTGGTAACGAAGAGCCTAGTTTAGAGGAAGTAGAAGCTAGAGCTAGAAAGATATTAGTCAATAATGATCTGGATTCTATAATAAAATCTAATACAGAGAACTTACTCGAGACTATGGAAGGTGTACAGACCGGTTATGACGCTATCAGTCCGCTTAGAGCACTTAACTTATCATCTAACCCTATACCTAGACAGAAGTTAGCTTTAGCAGCTAAGGAGTTTGAGGTTGAATACAATGCCAAGCTGGACATGTTAGAGGTGGGTATGTATGAACTAAGAGAGAATGGTGAAGCTGAGAGCTTAACATCAACTGTCGCTAAGTTTGAGGACGAAGACTATGAGTTTGATATTATAGAAGGGGAGGAAGTTGTTAAGTTAAACAATGGAAAGATTGTACCCGCTAGAATAGTCAATGAACATATTAAAGCTGCAGAAGCTTTTAATGATAGGATAGAGAAGGTTAAAACTATACAAGGAGATGTAGTAGCTAACTCACACAACATAGAATCAACTAACGCACAGTTAGATTTACTAAGCAGGAGTTACAACAGTTGGGAAGAAAGGATTGTAGAAACTGGTGTTGGCTTAGCTGAGATGGGGGCTGCAACTCTATATGGTTTAAGTAGGTTTTCTGGTGGACAAGACGATATGGCTAATGAAGCTTTCGCTAGCTTTAGAGGTCATGCACAGTCAGTGCGAGACTCTTATGCTAAAGACGTAGAGTTCCACGATGCCTTCAGTTCTATAAGTAACTTTGGTACCTTTGCTGGTCAAGAGTTATCTAATCAAATACCTGTGTTTGTCGCGTTGGCAACACCAGGAGGGATGGGGGTTATTGGAGCTCAATCCTTTGGTAATAGGTACGGTGATATGTACAACGAAGAACAAGGACCTAACCCTAAGAAGACCTCTCAAATGGAGAAGTGGTTTAGTAGTGCTGGGTTCGCAGCAACAGAAGTGTTGTTCGAGAGCTTAACTACCTTACCATTAATGCGTAATGCTAAGAAGGCATTTTTAAATAATCCAGGAGCTAATCAATTGTTTGGTGATGGAATAAAATCTTATTTCAAGAACAATGCCGCTAGGTCATTAGTGTTCGAACCTCTAAGTGAAGGTGTATCAGAAGGCTTAACATCGTTAAGTCAAAACCTAATAAGCGGAGCACCACTGACCCAAGGGTTAGATCACGCTGTGTTTTCTGGTTTAATGTTCGGTACTACACTTAGTACAACACCGTTCATGAAGGGGTTATACGTATCTAGCTTTTCTGACTTTGAAACCAAGCAGGTTGTTAGAGGTAGGATCAGTGAGATGCAAGAGCTTGATAAGTTCAACAACAGGATACAGAGAGGCTTAGATAAGAGAGGTAAATCTGGTCTGGGTGATGCTCAAGATATTAAAGATAATCAAGCTAAGATACAGGAGCTACAAAAAGCTAATGAAGTTGATTACGCTGAGATAGAAGCTAAGGTTAAAACACTGACACCTAAAGCTGCTAAGTCTTTTTTCGAAGCTCAAAGTAGGTTGGAAAGTTTAAGATTAGAAGCTGCTAGAATAATAGGTATTGAGGCGATGCCTGAGAATATCAAAGAGACTAAGTTAGCTAATATAAAAGCCGAGTTTGACGCTACGCAACAATCTATAGACAGCTTCAAGGCTAGCGATACCTTCAATAATAATTGGACTCTATTTCAAGGTAACAAGAAAAACAAGAGTGAAATTGATAGGATAAACAAGTTAGCTGTAGCTCAGGTTAAATCCCAAGGCGGCGATACTAGTAGTAGTAACGTAAGTGAAGTAGCTAGGGTTATATACAATAAAGAAGCTATAAACAAAGATATAAACAAGAAGAAATCTAATAACAAACTAAATAACTCCTTAACTTCTCACGAGACAGTGGGGGAAACTGTTGACTACCTAACGAAAGATGCTGAAGCTAAGATCAAAGCTTTAGATACTAAAGAAGCTGATGGTGCTAACAAGAGAGCCATAGATAAGATAAACACCGAACTAAAAGAAGCTGTTGAAGCTGTCGAGAACGGTGCTCATGGATTTATGCATGTGAATTCCAAGGGTCAAAAAACAGCCGTTGTCAATGTAGATAACATGGCTAAAGCTGATAGGTTGGAGACTCGTACACATGAACTACAACACGTTTTATTCACTGATGCAATAGGGTATGACTCTAAGGCATACAAAGGTTTATCGGATCAGATACTATCCTGGACAAAAGAGAATAACTCAGATGTGTTTAAAAGGATACTAGCAAACGCTGAACGTAGGTCTGATGGTAACTTAAAAGAAGAGGAAGTTGTAGCAGTATTCTTTGAGGAGGTTGCAGCTGGTAATATAAACCTAAATAAGAAAAGGAACTCCACGTTCGCTGGAATGTTAGGTCATTTGATTGGTGTAGGAACTAAGAAATCTATAGACGTAGATATGGATCTTGCCGGGGAGACTGACGCTATAAAGTTCCTAGTGAACTTAGCTGGGAGAGTCAAGAATGGTAGTCTAACCCTTGCTGACTTAAAGAAAGTTAAGAGTAACAAGATAATAAAGGAAGCTAAAAAATCTAACAGTAAGGACAGTAAGGCTGCTACTACATTCTCTAATGAGAACACTGACACCGCTAACTCCATAAAGATCAAGAAGTTATACGAGCCAATACTAACATTGCAAGAGAAGGCAAATCCTACAGAGGCTGATCTAAAAATGATCGATAGAATGAAGGCTGATATATCTGGTCAGATAGCAATGGAGTATAGAGGAATGGCTGAGAAGATTTTCAGTAGAACCTTAGCTAACGCTATCACAGAGGATATTAGACAGGACTTATTGTCTAATAAGGAGGATATTATTGCTGGGATATTATACGATCCTGGGACAGAGACAGCTAAAGCTAGGACAGTACTTGGTTTGGTAATGGACTTCGACCCCAACAAGCACGCTCATAAGAACGTAGCTGCATACATCAACCAATTCCTACCTGAGAGATCTAAAGAGATCTTTGCTAAGAGAGGTATTGAAGAGACTTCTACTAAGTCTATGACTGATGAGAAGGTTGCGATGGAAGCTGAGAATGTTGTAGACAATGATGTAGATTCTAGAGATGATAGTAAACCTAAGAGAAAAGGTATATTATTATCTGATCGTTTTGATGTTAGAGATAAAATGGATGCAGCAGCTAAGGACTTTGTTACGGCAAACAATCTAGCTGGTAAATCTTATAAAGAAACACCTAGCATAGCTACAGACGTTGTAGGTGAATTAATGGGTATCAGCCCAGCTAAGATACTTAACAATGCTAACTTAACTAAAGGTGAATTAGCATCAGCTCAAATGTTCATAGCTAAACACCCCGAGTTACTTATAGCAGCTCTACCCGAGGGATCAAACTCTGAAGGTAAGGCTACTGGTGTTCAGAAAGTTCTACTAGAAGGTTTGTATAATAAGAAATCTATTAGAGCTAAGACTGGAGCTGGCTTGAATGTACAGGTTAAGAAACCTAACATTAAGAGATCTGACTTCATAGAAAGATTTGGTATTGTAGATGGTAAGAGATCTAGAGATGATAGAAACACTTCATCTAGAGTGTTAGCTCTAGCTAAGCAATTGGATAGAACTATATCCAACCAATCTATTAGAGAGCAATTAATCGAGCAAGGTGAAGGTAAAGGCTTGGTGCACGCATTAGCTGATGGTAAATCCCCGGTTATGTTCAGTAGAGATGGCGACGTTACTAACCACGTAGACCCTAAGCTAGCGATAGGTGTTAGTGTATCTAATAAAGATATATTCTTAAATAGATTCGATCAAGTACTAGAAGGTATACCTAACGGGTTTGATCCAACGGATTTAAAAGCTACTAGAGCAAGGCTTAAAGAAGTATACAAAGGTACTAGAATAACTACTCAAGAAATCAATGCCATAGCTAAGAACATTAAGAAGTACACTGATAGGTATTCTGATGTTAAGACTAAAACCTCTCACACTAAAATTGGGGATGTAGGTCAAGAAGCTTACATGAGAGCGTTCCTACTTCAAGCAGTTGAGGAAGATGTGGCTGATAGATCTTTGATTCAATTGTTTGGTAGGTTACTACCTAATGGTTTCACTAACACTACTAACTTGTATACTAAAGATAGGATTGTTAGAAACAGAGAGACATTTATATCTTTTGTTAGGCATGCAAAGAATGAGCTGGGCTGGAGTGATAAGAAGATACTTAGATTAATATACACTCAGTACAAGGGGATGTATACTGGTGCAGGTAAGATTGGAGATGGTTCTCTCATAAAAGATGCTGATGGAAACATCATTGAGGATCCAAATTGGAATGATACTAAACCAGGGAAGTTCGATGGTAATAAGTGGAAGAGAAACGAAGATGGTAGCTTAAAGCTGGACAAGGCCGGTAAACCTGTAACGCAAGACTTTAGAGGTCAAGTGTTCGGTCATGCTAACGATTTGATTGATGAGTTATCTAACATCGAAGGTTTTGCAGACATTAAAGGTAAGACCTGGAATGAAATTGCTAAGAGTAGAGGTTTTGACAAGAACACTTTTGCTGAGAAATCTAAAGCAGCAATGATGGACTTAGATTATAAGGGTCGATTAGCTCAAGCTGTTGAAGCTAGGGAAGCTGTTCAAGGTTTATCTGAATTCTATTTATCTAGAATTAAAGATGGTACTGTTGATCACGGGGATTTACTAATGCTGGGTAAAATGCTTGGCTCTGGTATGTCTTCACCTATGAAGAGAGCTGCAAACGTAGCGTGGATCGGAGTTGGTGTAGAAAGCATCCCGTTAGATAAGTTAGGTCAAGAAACTGAGTATGAACACATGATACCAACTAACAAGATGATGTTGGAGATGTTCAAGCATTTAGTTAACGACGGTGTATTACCTGAGGGATTCTGGAATAACTACGAAGTAGCTATCATACCTAAGGTAATGGATAAGGGTTTAATCCAGAACGGACTTAGAGACTTCTTACCAATGTCATTACAAGTGGAAGACCATATCGGTAGTCCAAAGTTTGAAGCGTGGAGAAGATATTATAACAAACAAACCCTAGGTGGTAAAGGTCAAGTAGCTATTAAAAGCATCGACCCCGCTAAGAAAGGTTTAGTAATTGGAGAGGATTTTGTTAAGGCTAGCAATATGTTAGTGGCGCAGGATAAGTCTCACGAAGCTCAACAGATACTAGGTAAAGTAGTAGTAAATTACTCTAAAGAAGTTAAAGGTGCTAGCATCTGGGACTTCGATGATACTTTAGCTCGAACTAAGTCAGGTGTTAGGTATAAGCTACCTAACCCGAGTGGTAAACCCCAACCAGGTAGAAAAGTAATCTTCATGGCTGGTGGAGCAGGTTCAGGTAAGTCTGGAGTGTTAAAGCAGTTAGGGCTTGAAGGTCAAGGGTTTAAGACAGTGAACCAGGATATATCATTAGAATGGTTGAAGAAGAATGCTGGGTTACCAACTGATATGAGGGATTTAACACCTGAGCAATTAAGCGAAGTTAATAAGTTAGCTGGTGAAGCTAGACGTATTGCTAAACGTAAGCAAGGTAAGTTCAAGGGTAATGGCGATGGTGTTGTTATTGATGGCACTGGCGGTTCTTTGAATGTAATGAAGAAGAAGGTTCAGGAGTTTAAAGATGCTGGGTATGATGTTCAGATGGTATTCGTTGAGACATCTTTAGATGTAGCACAAGATAGAAATGCTAATAGAAAAGAGAGATCATTAGGTAGTATCATAGTAGCACAGAACCACAAGGCGGTTCAAGGCAATAAGGAAGGTTTCAAAGAGTTATTCGGTAACAACTTTGCTGAAGTTAATACAGACAAGCTAGCTCAAGGTGAAGCTATGCCTAGTGCATTTGCTGATAAGGTTAATAAGTTTACTAGTGGTTATATTAACGCTAGGCTAGATGCAGGACAATTCGCTCACGTTGGAGCTGACCTACTAGCACAAGGTGCTACGTTTGACTTCTCTGAATTCAGTCTAGTTAAAGACGGATCACAAGGACCATTATTCCAGGAAGCTCTATCAAGAGCTAAGAAGTATGGAACTAAAGATCAGTTTGTATTAACAGCTAGACCTATGGCTGCTGCACCACACATACAGCAGTTCTTAAAGGAACAAGGTCTAGATATACCAATTGAGAATATAACTGGATTAGAGAGCTCCTCTGCTGATTCTAAGGCATTGTGGATTGCTGAGAAGATTGGAGAGGGTTACAATGATATATACTTTGCTGACGATCACTTAGCTAATGTTAATGCTGTAAGCAAGATGCTATCTCAGTATGATGTTAAAGGTAAAGTTGTACAAGCTAAAGTGTTATTTAGTAAAGATGCTGAAGGACATTTCAACGAGATACTTGAGAGAGTAACAGGAGTTAAAGAGTACAAAGAGTTCTCTGGAGCTGCAGCAAGGCTTAGAGGCTCTAACAAGGGTAGGAACAAGTTCTTTGTTCCGCCATCAGCCGAGGATTTCAAAGGTTTAATATATTCATTCCTTGGTAAAGGTAAGGATGGTGATGCTGATATGGCTTGGTTCAAAAAGCATTTATTAGATCCTTTCTCTAGAGGTATTAAAGCATTGAATGCTACTAAGCAGTTAATGTCCAATGAGTATAAAGCTTTACGTAAACAATTCCCTAGTGTAGTTAAAGGTCTGAACAAAAAGGTTGGAGACACTGACTTTACTTTAGACGCCGCGATTAGAGTTTACCTATGGGATGCTAGTGGTTTTGAAGTACCTGGTTTGTCTAACACAGACAAGGCTGCACTACTTAATCACATGGCTAACGATCCAGAAGCTAGAGCTTTTGCTGATGTGTTAGGTAAGATCTCTAGAAGGAAAGATGGTTACATCAAACCAGGAGAGTATTGGGTTGTCGAGACTATTGCTGCTGATCTACACAACGTAGTAACTAAAGTTAACAGAGCTGAGTTCTTAGCTGAATGGAATGAGAATGTAGGACTAGTATTCTCTGAGAAAAACCTCAACAAGATTGAAGCTGTATATGGTACAGTATTTAGAGAGGCTTTAGAGAATATCTTATTTAGAATGCGCACTGGCTCTAACAGAGCTACAGGACAAGATAAGTTAGTATCTAAGTTCACTGATTGGATCAACGGTTCTGTTGGTGCTGTAATGTTCTTTAACACTAGGTCAGCAGTGCTACAAACATTATCAGTGGTTAACTTCATTGATTGGAAGGATAACAACCTATTCAAAGCAGCAGGTGCATTCGCTAATCAGAAACAATACTGGACTGATTTTGGTACACTATTTAATTCTGATATGTTAAAGCAGCGTAGAGCTGGTATGGAGATCGATGTCTCAATCTCAGAGCTAACCGAAGCTGTTAACGGCGCTAATGATAAAGCTAAAGCTGCTCTTAGATATTTACTACAGATTGGTTTCACACCAACACAGGTAGCAGATAGTTTTGCTATTGCTGCAGGTGGTTCTACTTTCTACAGAAACAAAGTTAAGAAGTACGTTAAAGAAGGGATGAGTAAGGAAGATGCTGAATCAAAGGCATTCAATGACTTCCAGGAGATAGCAGAGGAAACTCAGCAGTCATCTCGTCCAGATATGATCTCTCAGCAACAATCAGGAGTACTAGGTAGAATCATACTAGCTTGGCAGAACACACCGATGCAGTATACAAGGTTAACTAAGAAGGCTATATCTGATCTTGCAAATGGTAGGGGAGATTGGAGATCTCACGTTTCTAGAATACTTTACTATGGCTTAATACAGAACGTTATATTTGGTTCACTGCAAAGTGGTTTAGCCTTTATGATGTTCAGTGGAGAAGACGAAGAAGAGGAGAAACAGAAGAAGGAATTGAGAGTAGCTAACGGAGCTTTAGATACTATACTTAGAGGTACAGGTATCTACGGAGCTATGGCAGCGACTCTTAAGAATACAATCATGAAGTACTATGAACAGAAAGAGAAGGGTTACGGTAGACAAGATTTAAGTGCTATTGGTTTAGAGCTTATTAGTTTATCACCACCTATATCTAGTAAGATCAGAAAGATTGTTAGTGCTGCTAAGACTTACCTATACAACGAAGATGTGATAGATAAGATGAGTGCAAACATTGACAACCCGATGTATAATGTAGTAGGTTCTATCATTGAAGGTGCTACCAATATACCTCTGAATAGAGTTGTTAAGAAATTAAACAATTTAGATGAGGCTTTAAATGGTGGTCACGCTTTATGGCAACGTGTTGCATTAGTCTTAGGTTGGGATAAATGGAGTCTCGGAACTAAAGATGCTGATGTTGAAAAAGCAAGAGCTGAAGTCAAGGAAGATAAAGCTGAAGCTGCAGTAGAACGTAGGGAGGTTAAGAAAGCCGAGAACAAAAAGATCAAGGAGGACGAAGCTAAAGCAGTTGAAGCAAAGAAGAAAGCCTCTGGGGTTAAAGAGGTTAGATGTTCTGGTACTAAATCAAACGGTGAAAGATGTAGCCTAACAGTCGAGACTAAAGCTAAAACAGTCAAGTGTTCTTACCACAAATCGTACGGACCTAAAGAGGCCAGTGATACGGATGGTGATGGAGTGAAAGAGTACCAATGTACTTCTAAGACTGGATCTGGGAACAGGTGTAAGAATAGAACAGAGAATACTAACAAGAAATGTTATGCTCATCAATAGTGGTATAATACTTTAAGTGTCACCCATACTGTGTAATATTCTAGTATGGGTGAATTACCCATTTCCTCAAGAAATTGAGTTTTAATAATTAAAAAATATACACAATGGCATATTCGAATTTAACCAATCCAGGTAATTATCAGTTAGCTTCTTTCGGGCAGAAAGGATTTAAACTTGTATCAACGGTAGCTGCAACAGGACATTTCAATGCTGTACAAGTATTAGAAGATGCTACGGTAACTGTAGTATCAGTTAGTGGTGATGGTTTAACAGCAGCTATGATTCCAGCTGGTGCGACTATATTTGGGTTGTTCACGTCTGTGACTGCACCGACCGGAAAAGTACTAGCATATATAGCATAACCAATGTTAGGTCTAGGATTAAGTTTAACTAAGATAGGTGGTAGCCTACTTAGTATAGTCAAGGCAGGGTTGAAACTTTGGTATAAAGCAGACACAACTCAATCACCTCTAGGAGAGGAGGGGATTACTGATGGTAGTTTCGCTTCAGGTCCGGATTTATTCGACCCAGGTAAGGGTACGTTTGACAACGGGGTTGGTAGTTGGAAAGAGTATCATGCAAACACCATAGAAACTGTAGGTTCTCAATTGAAGGTTACCAATAATGGTAACAGCGATGGGGCTTATTTGTATTTCAGAGATTCAAAGGATTTAAGTGATGATTTAATTATTGGTAAAACATATGAAGTCACTTTTGACGCTAGGAAGGATAGCGGTGCTAATCCAACCAGAGCCGAGGTGTTTACTGGTTTGGCTGGTGATTATTTACACAGTGCTCCCTTCACTAATGAAATGGCTCAGTATAAGGTTTACTTTACGGCTAGGAGTGTTAATTATGCTTCTATCAAGTTTGATGCCATGAACCCTGGTGCCAGTGTCTTCCTAGATAACATATCAATAAAGCAAACAAACATTAACGATAGCTGGCTTATACAAAACCCTAGCTCTTCACAAACGGTTGAGTTCCGCTCTGATGGGGTTTTCGTTGATTACGTTCATGACGCAGCTGGCACATCAACTGGTTCAACTGGTATAAACCAACCTGCACTAACTGTTGGTAGGAAATATAAGATAGAAGTGGATTTTGGTACTATAACAGGTCAAGGAAAGATACAAGCCGGGGGTAAAGGTCATACCATAACTTCCACTAGTAGTGATAAAACTGTAACAGTTATTTTAGATAATTGGCTGGATACTCAAGAGCATGTGTATATAGTAAGAAAGACTGATCTAGAATCATTCTCAGCTTTAATCAAGAGGGTATCAGTAAAAGAAATAACAAACTCCGTTCGTGACTACTCTAGTAGTGCTAACAATGGTATGCTATACTCCGGTAAGGCTTTGGATTTTGATGGTAGTGATGACTACTTAAGCTTTGGTTCTGACTTAAATGAGAATAGCACTGTGTGGTCTCTAGCTTTTTGGTTAGGGGATTACACTCAAGGTGGTAACAATCTAGATAACTACGATTGGATAATTGGTGGTGGAACTACTGCTAATATTGGCTTAAAGAAAAGTGCAGAAGGTATATTCTATAGACAAACATCGGGTGTAGATGCAAATGCTTACTGGGAGTTTGGTCATGTACTAGATAGCTTTACTGGATACAAGAGGTTCGTGTTCACCTCTGATGGGATTATCATATCTCTATATATAGACGGAATGTTTATAAGCTCTGTGAAACCAGAATCTACTAACCTAATGGTTGAGAGGTTAATGTCCGGGTACAATACTGACGACTACATCGTAAATGGTAAGTGTTCTGATTTCCAGCTTTACAGTAAGACTTGGACACCAACAGATGTAGAGTATGACTGGGAAAACCCAGATAAAGACGTGTTTGACGATACAGTTAGAGCTGAAGTTTTAGGGCCTGAAAATATAATCAATGGAGACTTCTCAACTAGCGATTTATCTGGTTGGAACTTCAACGTAGCTCCGACAACAGGTACTCGTAGTATAGTTAACGGGAAGTTAGAGTTTTATTCTGGGGATGCCACACCTGAGTACCCAGTTGGTAACTCTAACATATTGGGTAACTATAATTTAGTGGGTAAAAAGGGTGATGTATACAGGGTTGAGGCACACTTTTCAGACTTCGTTGGTAATACTAGTGCGTCCCTTAGAGGGAACGGTATTGTAGCAGGTAATATGGTGTTTTCCACTTCCTATAGTAAGGTTGTATACTGGACCGCTGATGCAGACTTCAATTACTTTGGTTTAAATTCTGGGAGTCACTCAGACAGACTCAAACTAGATAATTTTTCTATAAAGAAAGTTTTAAAGCACAAGTCAGAAATTTCAGTTACAGACTGTAAAGCTTTGTACAGACTGAACGAAGGAGCTGGTGATAGAATTTATAACGCAGCACC